ATAAAATATCGCCGCCCAGACTTGTCCGCTTTGTACACCTGGTACAAATGCTTAAAAGCCTCCAGCAATAATTCCTCGTCCCTATTCATTCCAATGTCCTGAAATTCACATACACCGGCCTGACTGACCGCCCACTCCCCTTCACCTTCTTCAACACACCCAACCGCACCAGCCTGTTAATAATCTCAGCCGTGTTCCCCATCCCACCCTTACCCCGGATCTCACATATATCCCGGATAGACGGCCCAAACCCATACTTCCGCCACCACTCATCCACCACCAAAAACACTTCCTTCTGCGCCGGCGTCATATCACACCCCAAACACTCCTCATAACTCATATCCGCCCGTCGAGCCACCATCTCCCGATTTATCTCCAATCCCCTCATATCACCCCCCAAATGTTGTCAAGAGGGTATCTGGCAATATTGCCAGATAACCATTTGATAACGTCATGGATTTTCTCCAAAAATATCCCCCCGGGGGGTCTGCGATTTCTCGGGCAAGGGGGGGGTTTCCGATATTTCTGGGGAGGGTTCGTGGGGAATAGTATGTATATGCGCGTCGGAGTCCCGTTCTGCGTTTGGGGGGGTGCCCTCGGGGTGGGGTTCCTGGCTGGCCAACTCCTCGAGCAGCGAATCTGCGTCCACATCCTGCGCGTCGCTGGTCCCGAGCATCATCGTTTTCAATTGGTCCATGATCTGCTGCCGCAGTTCTCCGGAGTCTTTTATATGCTCGATCCGCTTCGTTTCCCGGAAAGCATCGACGCCTACAACTGTGCCCAATACTTTCACCGCCGACACCCTTGTGCTCGCTTTGGCCGAGGGATCAGTAGCCACTTCCGTGAGAGTGGAAACAACAAGGGCCTTTAAGGACTCTGCGGAATGCCACGCGCTCAGTTCTTTTGCCCGCTCCAGCGCTTCTATGGTATTGGCAACTTTCGGGTTCTTGGCAAGCTTCCACGCTTCCACGCTGGCGGTATTTGCTTTTCCCCTGTGATCATAAGCTTCGCGGTATGCATCGGTTTTGTTCATTCCCTCAATTACCAGCGCTTCAGCAAACCGCTTTTGCTTTTTGGTAAGCGTGTTCTTGGGTATTTGCAAGACGGGAGCTATACCTTTGCTCTGTATAGCTTCCCTTAGTTGTTTCCTTGTAGGTTTGTCCATGTTGGGCTGATGCTCGCTTCGCTCGCTATTGCTAACGGGCGAACAATACCGGAACAAACCCGGAAAATCAACAAAACCTATCAAACCTGGGCCCTTGATTGAAAAATACCATCGATACAATACAATCAAACCACTTGCAATATTTCATTCAGTCGCTAATATTCTATCCATGCGCCGCGCCAGTGGCGCGCTAATTGGGAGAGTGAAATGAAGTCCGAAATTATCTTGCTTTCGCAACACCCCGAAATCGCTCGGGTAATTCGCTCGGTTGATCCTAAATACCGCAAACACAAAGCGATAGTCGCTGGGGCCGAGCGCGTGACATTGTCCGGCACTTATTGGGACGGTGGATCAAGATCCAGTTATACCGCAGTAAATCTTGAAACCGGCCTCAGTTTGGGAGCGCCGCAATATTCGCCGCCGCAGTTTGGGGGGCCAAGGGTTGATCCAGTGGTGGAACTGCCCGAGGGCGTCGTGATTGTCCGCACCGGCATTTTTTGCGGCAAAACCGAAACCGCCAAGATTTTTATAAACCCGGCAAACATTACAAAGTTTTTACCTTTGGGAGAGTGAAACGATGAAACCATCATTAATTATTTTTGTGCCTGTCGCAGCCATGTCTGTCTGTTCTGTCGCTGCCCTATACGCTGGGCTGTTTTTCCTGTCCGCTGCCGCGACTGTACTCGCCGGGCTTGGATACTGGCTGGTTCTGGCACTGGAGGAAATCGGAAAATGAAAATCACAATTGAGATCCGCGACGTTTACGGCATTCGCACGATATATCCGCACTGCCAAACCGCGAAGCTTTTCGCAAAGCTTGCCGGCACGCGCACGATCACCCGGCACGCGCTCGAGACCATTAAACAACTAGGTTATTCCATCGAAGTTAAACAACCGGAAATGACAATATGAAAACATTCGACTACATTCAAGATCCCGGGCACGGGTGGATTAAAGTGCCCGTCTCGCTTTTGCTGGAATTGAAAATCGCCGACGACATAACGTGTTTTTCTTATTATCGGGACGGGTTTGCCTATCTCGAGGAGGACTGCGATGCGTCGCGATTCTTTAATGCATACCGGGAAAAATTCGGCACTGATCCAAAGCTTCGGGACCGCATCGCACGCGAGCGCCGATCACGCGTGCGCGAATATACCTGTTATACAAAATATATCGCCAACAATATAAAAAATGGAGTGCAATTATGACAATCAGTACAATTCTTTTTGCCGTTCCTGAATCCAAGTTAACCGCAAAGCTTGCCGAATCCATCACCGGATCACTGGGCAAGCCGTCCAAAATGCCGGGTTTGTCGTATGGCATAAGCGCCAAGCTTTGTAACGTCGGATCAAAGCTTGCCCAGATACCGGGATCCGTTTGCCATGAGTGCTACGCGCTCGAGGGAAATTACCAGTATCCATCCGTTCAGACTGCCCACGATAAGCGCGCGCGTGGCTTGTCTTCGATATCTTGGGCTGATTCTATGATCAAGCTTATTGCCCGATCGGGAGAAACTTATTTCCGCTGGCACGATAGCGGAGACCTGCAAAGTTTCCAGCACTTGCTAGATATCGTCCGCATAGCTGAAGCGCTGCCGTCCGTTAACTTCTGGCTACCGACCAAAGAAAAAAAGCTTGTCTACCAGTACCGGGAAACCTTCGGAGATTTTCCGGAGAATCTTTGCGTCCGGCTTTCGGGCGCGATGATTGACGGCAAAGCGCCTGCCTACACTGGCAATACTTCCACAGTATCCAGCACTACCTATACCTGCAAAGCGCCTGATCAGGCGAATAAATGTCTTGATTGCCGGGATTGCTGGGACCGCGATATTAAAAACATAACCTACAGGGTGCACTAATGAAATTCGTACACCACGATACCGGCGAATGGATTCGGTCCGACTGTAATACCGCAGCGACGCGCAGCGATCCGACGGTCCGGGAGTATTTAAACCTAGATTCAATCGACAATGCATGGCTTCGCGACACTTTCGACTGGATGATGCGCGAAGGGCTAATTGTCACGCAATGCGGCTCAAACACGTTTCAAATTAGGGTGGACGAATGAAACCCGCCGAGATTTTAGGGGCCATCGCCGGGCTGATCTGGCTTTGGCTTTTCTTTACTTTTCTTTTTCTACTTTAGGGGCAAACATGATCACCAATATTTCCGAATTGCCGGACGCGCTGCTTATGCGATCCGACGGCACCGAAATTTCCGCAGTGGAAGAGGGCCGCGATGTATGGGGAGATCTGTACTGCGAAGCAATAACGCCGGATGAAATAGGCAGAGATCCGACGGCGTCCTATTTTTGGTCCGTTTACTTGCACCAAAAACGCGGCGGGGTCGAATGCATCGCCGATTTTCATACCGTGCAGGAAGCGCTGGCGTATGCTGACTTTGTAGACACACTGCTGCAAAGTGTAAGCGATCAGACGGTCAACGGTTAACAGGAGATCAGACGATGCACACCTACGAAAAAATCGCTTCGGACTATCGACTCTGGCAGGAATTTGTCGATCCGCACCATCAAATGACGCAGGCTGAATTCGACGCGCTCACCACCGAGCAGAAGGTCCAAATTCAAGTTGCTGCATTTGGAATAGATCAGACGGTGCTATCCTCCGGCCATGAATAATCCACGCGGCATGTTCACCCTGTACCTGATCGAATCCGACGATGGTCAGGTCAGGGTGGTTTCCGATTACAGCGGCCAGGGCGATCGCTGCCTGTCGATGGGTGTCGAAATCATGCAGATGATCGCCGCCGTGCAGCCGTTCTCCGACGGTGGCCTGTCACTGGTAATGCCTGCCCGTACCGATGTCGAGCATTAACTGGGTCAGGCTTTGGCTAAACTGAAACAATCCGACGCGCCGCTGGTAGTCGTTCGCATCTTCGCCCTCGCG